CCAGCAGAAGCACCCCCATCATTCAACCAAGAAAAGGACCACTTCCACGAAGAAGTAGAAGCGGAAGACTTTGGTATGGTTGAGGACTTCGGATTGCAGATGGAATACTCTGACGAAGACCTACTACCCGAGAACACAGCCCCATCATCTTTGAATGTGGGCTTTGTCGGTGTTGGTGGCGGCGGCAACAAGATGGCGAACGCTATGATTGAGTTGGGTTTCAATAAGACCCTATTGGTCAATAGCACCGGCAAAGACATCCCGAAGAACGTAGAAGAAGAACACGTCGTTCTTATTCCTGACTCTGACGGCATCGGCAAGAACATCTCCTACGGCAAGGAAGTTCTAACACAGAACGGCGCAATCGTAGAAGACGCCCTCCGCATCAAACTCGGCAAGGTTGATTGGCTATTCGTAATGGCTGGTGGCGGTGGAGGTACAGGTTCGTCCGTAGTCGCCCTACAGCCCGTCTTTGAGCGCTACCTACAATCTGTTCAGGCAAGCGGCAAGGTTGTTTACATCGTCTCTTGGCCAACAGCACAAGAGAACTTAAACCCAACCATCGCCAAGAACGCTCTATCACTACTAAACGACGTAACTCCTTACCCACACATCGTCGTAGATAACGAGCGCTCCACACGCCTCCTACGCGGTCGCATAGGGATGCTTGGAATGTATCCAGTAGCCAACACCCAGTTTTCAAAGATCTTCGCGCAGATTCTCAAACTATCTACCGAGGATTCTCCAATCCAGTCATTTGACTCAAAAGACTTGGAGACTTGCTTTGCTAAAGATGGACGTGCCTTCATTGGCTCTACAATGATCAAAGATCCAAACACAGGCAAACTCGGCACAACTATCATGCACAACTGTATGAACCGTTCTGCTTGCCCACCACCCAAGGGCAAAGCCGCAGCAGGCTCTCTTATCCTCGTAGTCAGCGAAGAAATGGTTGCCGACCCTCGTGTGTCTAAGCACCTTGAATCTGCGATTGCTTATGTTGGCGGTCGCTGCGAGACACTTTTCTCTGGCGTTTATGTTAGAAAGAATGTACCCGGACTAATTGCGATACTAAGTATGAATGGTATCGAGAAAGGAAAATAAACAAAATGAAAATCAAGAAGTCAGAATTAAAGCAAATCATTCTAGAAGAGATTCAGCAAGACAAGGAAATGCTAGAGGCATTAGAGAAGCTAACAGACTCTATCGACAACCTTGATGTTAGTATTGACTTCTTGGCCTCTGCTTTCACAGGCGAATCCGGTGTTTCTATTGGCTCAGCACAGCGCCAACTTGGTCGTGCTTACAAGCCAAAAGCACGCCCTGTCCCAGAGCCTGTTAGAGAATCCGAGCAGTTCAGAGACCAGCAGAAGATGGATGCCGCACAAGATGTGGCAGGACAAGAGATGTCCTTTGAAAAGTGGATTGCTGTTGTCTTCCAGAAAGGTGCCGAGATTGATGACAATTCTCCAAACCCCTACGATGCTTGGATGAGTGGGCAGTCACCAGAAGAATATGCTGGCGGACTAAGAGAAGGACTATTTGCAGGCGGCTTTGACCCAAGCAAGAAGAAGTCCCCCAAGCCCGGCAAAGCACCAGAAAGAACTGACGATGAGAAAGCACGCCTTAACAGATTCCTAAAGAAGACTGGCGGCAAAGAAATCGACGAAAGAAAATTGTCAAAAGGCGAAGAAAAGGAAAAAGAGAAGATAGTTAAGGGTATGAAGAAATCCAAGAAGGATTTCAAGCAACGCTATGGCGACGACGCCGAAAGTGTAATGTACGCAACGGCGACAAAGATCGCAAAGGATAAAAAATGAAAATCAAGAAGTCAGAGCTACTCGCTCTAATCAAAGAAGAAATCATGTCCGAGATGGATGGACTCACTATGATGGACGATCCACGCGACGACGATGCTGTTCCAGCAGGAATGGAACAAGGCGGCGCTATGGATCAGGTCGCCCAAGAAATGGAGCGCATGGTTACAACTGAAGTAGACCATGCTATTTCCATGCTTTCTAACTACCTTGTGACAGCAGGGGCTAGCAGAGACCCAAGAAGAGCAGCCGCTATGGGAATGGAAATGCTACGTGACGCTGGTTTGGCTTTCCCTGATCAGGGAGCACTAGAGAGAATGATAGCAGCCGATGACGGTGATGAAGACATGGACATGATGCAGGAAGGCATCGAAAACATTACTCCCGAAAACATCGGCATCGTATTTGAAGCAATGGGTAAGATGGCCCCAATGATTGCCGCGATGGGTGTACCCGCTTTTCTAGCAATACTCAAGGAATTCTATGACGAGCGACAGCGCGGAAAAGACGGAGGTGAAATGTGATGAGCGAGCAGCAGAAGAAAGCTTTTCTTGACAGCATCATCCAAAGAGTTACCTCACGCAAGTTACTCGTGTGGATTACTGCCACAGCCCTTATGGCTTGGGGCGGTCTAGAATCTGGGGATTGGGTTATTATCTCTGGTCTCTATCTCGGTGGTCAATCCGTAATTGACGCTATTGTAAAACTCAAGGGACTTGAGTGAAGCAAGAGATCCTAGCATTCTGCTTAAAACACTGGAAGGAGATCGGGCTTGTCCTGCTCCTTCTTGTTGTGTTTGGTAAGTCGCAATACGACATGCGTAGTATCATAAAGGCGCACGAGATTTCTGAGCAGTCTATGCGAACTCAGATAGAGAACCTCAAGTCTTTCCACGCGAAAGAACTAGAATTACGCGACGAAGCAATTGAGAAGTACCAAGCAGAACTCGCCGCGCTCGAAGAGCAATACGAGATAAGACTATCTGAGATCGAGAACTTGACGAAAGCAGAGAAAGAGGTTATAATAAGAGAGTTCACAGAAGATAAGGAAGCCCTTATCCAAAGATTCATAGAAACCTACGGATTGTATTATGTTCAGTAACTTACTTTTGGTTCTCGCGATGTCGGTGGCACACGCAGATGAACCAACCTTCACCATCGTTGGTGAAAATGAGCCCGCACCTTTTGCGGGCGTTTTGCTTAGTCCACCAGCAGCAGCAGAGATACTTACAACTCACGACGAGCAGCAGGCCAAGTGTGACTTGGAGATCGAGTTCCAGCTAGACAAGGCTGGATCAGATTGTGACTTTCACAAGCGACTTATCGAGATTCGTGCTGAGACTTGTGAAGCAGGACGTGCAGCCGACAATAAAGCAAAGAATCTAGAGATAGATGCTCTCAAGGCTGTAATCAAGAAGCAGTCGCCCCAGCGCAAGTGGATGTGGATGAGTATTGGTGCAGTTGCAGGCGGAGCGGCAGTAATTGGTATTCAACAGGCGGTGACCCAATGATAGTTTCTACACCCTATACCGAATGCTATGTAAAAAAATCTTTTCTCTCTGGCAACCCTGTCTACGGTAAAGATGAAACTGTATTCGGTGTATTGTATGGTATCAGATTTGTCAGAGCACGCGCACCACTGTTCATTGTGTTCTTGCCCTCTATGGGCGCACTATACGACAAGATTGACCAGTGTGCAATCTTCAACAGAGAAGAAACACCTGACCGTATTATTAGAATGAATGATGTTGCTTGGTGGGATTGTATCTCTGACTACTGGCAGCTAACCCAGATACAGGGTCTCCGTGGTATGGATGTCGAAATGTTCAACAGGAAAGGCCACAAATGGGAAGGTGATTATTTATGGACTTGTGATCCACAGCGCCCTAGAGATACCACAGACTACGGACAATCTGAAACTTGGCACGAACACAAGACAAAGACATTCTTCTTTGACGATCATACCGGTGCTCTTATCTGCGGTCCCAACAACAAGATGCGATTCCTTGACTCATCGCTCTGTCCCGAAGAGCTTGAGATTCCATATTGGATGAAGGTTTACAAAGATTCTGATTCACCAGAAAGAATCAGTCACGAAAACGAAAGTAAGAAACTTGGAGACACAGACAGGTGGGATTATGAAAAAGGATGATCTGGATTACATCGCAAAAGTAGAGCAAGCCATCGCACAGAAGTATGGCGACGAAGCAATCCAAAATCCCAAATCCGAATGGGACGAGAACAAAGAGAAAGTCTATCTGGAACAGATGCGAGAACTCTACAAAAAACAAAAGAAAAACGACGAAGCCAACGATAAAGTAGAACTAAATGGGATAAAGGTTTCAAGAAAACTACTTAATAGAGAATCCAAGACGGGATGCCCTGTTTGTGGTTCGTTCTCGCACTCAACCAGAGATGATGTCTCGCTTGTGAAGTTTGACTGCTGCTACAAGTGCTACATCAAGTGGGTTGAGGGTAGAGAAGAACGTTGGAAAGAAGGATGGAGACCAGATGAAGGCTAACGAATTAAGAGAACTAATCAGAGAAGTTCTTGAAGAACAAAGACAGCAGACAAACGAGGGCTACGAACAACAAATGATGCCCGGCGGCATAGAGGATGATGACCACGAAGTTCACATGGCTCTATCAGACCTTCACAAACTAGAAGAATATGCCCCCAAGGTCTCCCAACTCGCTTCACAATACTCTGACCTACCCGGCTGGGTTCAATCAAAAATTACTCTTGCTGCCGACTATTTAGGTAAAGTCTACCACTATTTAGATGGCAAGCACAACAAAGGAATGGAATAATGGCAACAGTTTACGAAATCGTTCAGGCTCTATCACAAGCCGCAGCAAACGCTTACGACGGAGCACATGACGCAGACGGAGAAGCAATCAAGGCTGGTCTCCAGCGCGAAGAAGGTAACCCACTAATCGATAAGCGCGTTATGGACGGCTTCGGTGTTAAATTCCATGGCAACATAATGCGCCTCTCATATCAGTCAGAAGTGCAACTCAAGGAAGTTTATGCCAATGGTTTTGAGGCAGATGTTGAGCAGCGTATGGCCGACATCGTTACTTTCCTCAAGAAGGAAGCGCGTAAGCTAGGGGCTGGCTCTGTATCACTAACCAAGGAAGGCGAAATTGACATTCGTGTCGAGAACTCTTCAAGAGTCCGCTCTTGGGTTACAGCCGTTATGGATTACAAGATTGGGGGCTTGGAAGAGGTTGCCGTTGTCGGTGAAGCCACAGAAGACAAGCTTGCTGCTGGCTGGGAAGCCTTTATGAAGCAGGGTGGTCTTGGTAAGCGTCCACCTAACGACAAGCGCCCCGTAAACTCTGGCAAGAAAGAATAAAGAAAGATGAATGCCAAAGTTAACGAAACAACAAATACTCAAAGAAGTCGTTAAGTGTGGTAAAGATCCTTCTTACTTCCTAAAAAACTATGCCCGCATCTCTCACCCGATGCACGGGCTTATGTTGTTTAAGACGTTTGATTATCAGGATCAACTGCTAGAAGACTTTAACGACTATCGCTTCAACATCATCAACAAGGGTCGTCAGTTAGGAATCTCAACGATTACCGCTGGCTACATTGTTTGGTTGATGTTGTTCCACCGCGACAAGACCATTCTTGTTATGGCGACCAAGTTTGAAACAGCAGGCAACTTAG